ACCCGTCGCCCTTTATTATCGCTTCCCGGCTTTGATCTTGAATAACCCGCCACGTGACCCCGTTGATAACAACAGGGTCACGGTATTGGGGGTCCGGGATATCAGCGGCCTTGACCGTAATGACCGCATGTTTGGCCGTTGTGCCGCCGTCGTTTGCGTAGGAGATATGCGCTAAAATCTCGTTGCCGTCATACGTAATGGTGTCGGCGAAATCTTCACTGAACCACACAGGCAAAGCGGCGTTTACGGTGTCTTTAAAGCTCACGATTAAGCCGTGCCTTTCACCAAAACAGCAGGCCGGTAGCAGATCGGCAGAGGGTTGCTCTGCGTGTGCAGGTCGATCCCTCGCCCGAACTTCCGCGGTTCTTGCTTGCTGTAAAGCTCAAGCCCCAGGGTGTTCGCCGTTTCGACAAAATCGGCAGGAGCGAAAAGGGTTTCGAAGCTGGCCATGGTGCCGACCGGGAAAAAGTGGGCTTGATCATCGGCGACGAATTTGCGGATTGTGCCGTCTTTATCTGTGGCCTTGCCCCGGTATTCCTCGAAGACGATACCGTTGAACTTAAAGCCTTTGCGCAGGTCTTCACCGATACGTTCGCCGGCTGCGGACCAGTTCAAGTATGCCTGCTTGACCGAATCATGGGAAACCAGGCCGTCGTAGAACCCTTCGGAACATAGGCAGTGAACACCTGACATAACTTCGCCTTGCAGGTTGTCTTCAATGTGCCTTACAACCGAACGGCAAACCGTGGGAACGTCTGTTTCTGCATTGTCCAGAGCAAAATCAATCACTTTGGCAACAATGCCGAATTCGGTATACAAATTATAAAGGGTTGTGCCGTCAGCGTCCAGGATGATCCCCTTAAGCGCTCCCATGCGTAGATGCTCAAGCGTTATGGCCTGTTTGTCTTTCATGGTTTGCAGCTTATCATTGACCACCTGAACCACTGCTTGCAGTTCGTTTTCTGAACCAAAAGCCCTTACGCCCTGGTAGTCATCGGGCAAAATAACATCGTCAAGCGGTATGTGGGGTATCGTGAAATTACGGACCTTGCGCTTGTCGCTTTTGTTCGCCTGGCCTGGGGAACCCACAGGTAGTGTTTGTAAAAGGGTTAAGACTCCGTTCTGCTCTTCGACAATAATTTGTCTTGTTCGAACGCCTTTGCCCGGCATAAGATTAAGTTCCTGGAGCCTGCCGTACCTGTTCGGCAGAATATTGATACTCCGGGTCAGCGATACCATATTAAAAGCATCTGTTTTAAAAGGATCTAACATTTTTAAACCTCCACTCGGGTAACTATCCCATTTTCTTTAAGTTGAGCCAAAGCAGCGGCCTTTTGTGCAGCGGTCGCGCCGTCCGGCCAAACAAGGTTTGAACTTACGATCTGCGCGTCTCTAACAATCGCGACGCCTGCAACGTCCGCGCTTGTCGCGTCGTATGCGTCGATCACGAAACCGCAGGCGTCCTGGCTTCCGTCCACGGCGTCAAAATCGATTTCAACGATTTTGCCGGAGCCGGCTGAAACCTCGATGGTGAACTTATCACCGACCGCAAAGTCCGGATCGGCATCGTTTAGCGTGAAATTGATCTGCTCATTTGCGTAAGCAACCCCAACCTCTGCATCCGGCAAGGCGGTTCCATCGGGAGCCTTGACCGCAAACGTGCCGGCGTCGGCTGCTGCGGCAGTGCATTCAAGCTCATACGTGCCAAGTTTGGCTTTGGCCCCGGCTGTTACAGTGGTGCATGTGCCGTTTCCGGTGTTCCCAACGTCGGCGGTTCCGGTTGTCGGCGTTGATTTTGTGACTTTGCCAACCACAGCGCCACGGGAAAGATCCTGGCCGGTTAAAACGGTCACTTGTTCGCGGGATTGTCGATTTTCAAGTTCCCACTTCAAAATATCACCTAAATAGTTTGCTTCCGATAATGCGCTCATTTAAACCTCCCTACCGGCCCGGCGTTTGGCATCGGAGATCAAAAGATCAACCTCACCCGTGCTAATTGCGCTGACCGTTGAAAAAATTTCAGTTTTGTTCGAATCATCAGCCTTTGCTTTTAAAATCCGCTCCTGGGCTTCCTTGACCGAAACGCCTTCAGTGATAAGGGATTTTGCAAAACCCATATCCCGCACATTTGCGATTGCGCACAGGTTCAGGATTTCAGTCACCCGCTCATCAGACGCTTTGATCACAAAGCCACAAGCGGCCATGGCTTCAACGACATCGGCGTCCTGTTTGCCCTCTAACAGCGCCTTTAACTCTGCTTTTAAACTCATGTTTGATACCTCTCCTAAAATATTGTTTACAGTCTGATTAAAAGACATGACCCCATCCGCAAGGCCCATATTTACGGCATCTTGGCCTTTGTAGATTAAAGCCTGAGTGTCCCTTACTGTTTGTTCTGAAATGCTTCTGTTACGAGCAACCGTCGAAACAAACATATCGTAAATGCCGTCAACTGCTTTTTTGGCCTCGGTATAAGCTTCTTTCGACAGCGGTTCATGGGGAGTAAAGTCGTTTTTTCTATCCCCCGCGTAGATTGCCGTATATTTCAGCCCGGCTTTTGCTTACATTTGGCTGTAATCACAGTGTACGGCAGTCACGCCTATTGAACCGACGTCTGCCGTTCTGGAAAGATAAATTTCGTCAGCAGCGGAAGCAATTAAATAAGCGGCTGATAATGCGTTTTCGTTGGCTATGGCGAGTATGGGCTTGCTTCCACGGGCTTTATAGATATCGTCTGCAAGATCAAAAACGCCTGCAACCTCTCCCCCGTGAGAATCAATGTCAAACAGGATTGACCCGACCTCACTGTTTGTCAAAGCTGCCTGGAAATCACGCCTGATAGACTCATAGGTCATGACATCCCCGAAGAGCCAGCTCAAAAGTCCGGTTGACCTGTGAGATAACGCGCCGTAAACCGGAATCACCTGAATGCTTCCGGCAAAAGATCCTTTGCTTTTGGCCCCGGTTATTCTCATTTCCTGAGACAAAAGCGCTTCCAGATAACCATATTCGATCATCAGCGGAGTGTTCAGTCTTTTTAAGAGATATTTGTTCATCTATTTTTCGCTTTTCCTTGGGTCACTGTCAAAAACAAGTCCTGCTTGATCTGCCCTCTTGTTATCCGCTTCAATCTCGCGGTCAACCGCTTCAACGTCCCGGCCACGTTCCGCAATTGATTCAGTTCGGGACCGGAGCCCGCTTCTAATCGCGATCTTCTCGGCTTGTATATCTTTCAATGGATCAACCCAAGGCCAACCGTCGATTACCCATTGAATGCGCTGATACTTCCGTCGATTGATTAAATAATCAGGGATATTGAGCGCTCCCGAAAGCACGGCCTGATCTAACCAGTAATTTACAACCGGCCTGCAGAACTGAAAGACAATCACGTTGCTGATAATCTGCTTGCAAAAGCGCTGAAATTCAAGGTTTCCGGCCCGAATGCTTGAGTAATTTACTCCTGTCAGATCTCCCGTGAGTTTCTCATATGTAAGACAACCCATGCCGCGCGCGATGCGCCGTTCCTGGTGCTTAATAAAAACTTCATAACTGCCGCCGACCTCCGCAGGTTCACTGAATTTCACATCATAACCGGGTGGAAGCGCCGGATATGTTCCCGGCTCAAGCGCGATAATCTGCGGATCTTTGCCGTCATCGTCCGTGTCATGTCCCAACAGATCAGCTAGGTTTTGCGATTCGCCCGGAGGACACGTGATGAAACCGCCGAACATCGCCGCGCCTGACTTTCGAACCTGTTCAGCATCGCAGTACTTTGACATTTCATGCATCGCAGTAATGACAGAAGCAAACCACGGCCCTCCGCGCTTTTGCCCCGGTCTTAACGGTCGATAGACGTGAAGTATTTCCGAAGAAGGCACACGAATGCGAGTTACCGTATCTGCATCAAGAAAGTATTCGCCAGGATGTTCTTTGAATAAATGGTAAGCTGCTCGTTTGCCGGCGCTGTTAAACTCGATCCCCATTCGAATTCTGTTGCCATTCGAATGAATCCCTGTAAACGTCTCATCGAGATGATCCGGCTCAAGCAACTGGATTTGGAGAGGTACTGACAGACGACCCCCGGAGGTTAAAGGTCGAAATCGTGTCAGCACCTCTCCCGCCACGACGAGACTCCTGCAAGCAAGAGACTGAAGGCCGTAAAAATCAAAGACTTGATCAGCATCGGCTTCAAGCGTCCAGCCGGCCCAAAGCTCTTGAATCTCTTTTTT